TTGCTCCATTTAATGTAGTCGTTACACTTGGAATAACTACACCTCCCCATAATCCTGTACCAAATCCATAAGCTGGAGTTTGAAATGTTGGACCAATAAATACATAAGGTGTCATTGTTAAAGTTCCGCCCGCAGTCACACCTGTTCCAGTTTCAGCACTTGCCATAGTAATTCTAAAAGTATTTGCTGTTGGTACTGAAATTACTTCAAATGTATTTGTTGTAAAATCTGCTGATGTATAACTTGTAGAAGGTGATCCTGGAGTTGTAACACTTGTAAATATTATATAATCACCAACTGATAATCCATGTGCTGTTAAATTGATTGTTACAGTTGTTGAAGATGTTGTTGATGTATAAGTTGCTCCAGTTAGTGCTGTACCAAGTGGTGTAATATCGTAAAAAGAACCTTCGTAATAAATAACTAATATTTTAGAAGTACCAATAGCTGCATATTTTTTACCATCTAATGCTGTCCATGTATGCTGGTCGCGCGCTGGACCTGCTAAGGTGCTAGAAACGAGTTGCTGGAAACCACCTATCTTTTGTGGTTCACCATAACGAAATCTAATATTATCACCGTCAATCCATTGCCCTTCGGCTCCGGTTGCTGTCTGTTGTTTATTAAATCCTGGCTTAAATTGTATCTTCTGTAAAGGCATAAGCCTTCCTTATATAGGTTTTATTAGTAAATGCACTACTTTTCTGGAAGTATTATAATACAATCTATCTTAAATATCAAATTTTATAAACAAACATTGACTGATAATTTTATATATTATATTAAATAATATATGTTTAGAAAGTATAATAAATAAAATATGAAGATAGACCAATGGTACCCTACATTTATAGCTTATTGTGATTATCCTAATCATGATCATATTGAAAAAACTTTAGTTGAAGAATGTTTAATATTAAGTGAGAAAGTTAAAAAAGGAGGGGAAGATTGGATATCTAATAAAACATATAATACTTTAAATACTCATAATATATTAAAAAATAAAAAATTTAAAAAACTTAATCTTTGGATACATAATCAAGTTAATGAATATTCAAATAATTTAAAATATTTAAATAAATTTAAATGTGTAAATGCTTGGTTTAATATCTATAAAAAATATGACTATCAAGAAATACATGACCACGGTGAAAATTCATTGTCCGCTGTTTATTTTTTAAAAAGTAATGCTGAAAAATCTTCAAAAATATTTTTTAAATTTAATTTAGATACCAATAAAATGGAACCAAAAATAGACAAAAATTTTAATATCACTTGTCCAACTGCTTGGTATTATCCAGTACCAGGGAGACTATTAATTTTTAAATCTACTACAAAACATTGTGTAGAAAGACATGAACAGGAAGATATACGTATATCCTTAGCTTACAATTTTAATGAAATTATTTAATTAATATTGACAAACATAATATTAATTATTATATATAATATATGTCAGAACTTAGAATAAAAGAATTAGAAGAACTATTAGCTCAAGAAATAGCGGTTAAAAAATCTGAGGTTCTTTATAATAAAGAATTAAAAGCAAGAATAGAAAAATTAGAGCTTCACATAGAAACATTAATTGAAATTAATGAAAAATATTCTACTACAATTGGTGAATTAAGATTTAGACTTAAAGATTTAATTGTTAAAATTTAACGTTACAATTTAAAACTATTCTTTTATTCGATTTTATCGGATGTCCAGCAGCATGATACAAATTTCCGTTAAATAAAACTATTCTTCCTTTTTTAGGAGATATTCTTTTTAATAATTTATTATTTTCAAACAAAAAAGTATCCCCGTCTGAATCATTTACATAATAAATAAATACATAATGTTCTTCTTCCATATCAATATGTGGAATTCCATATGTATTTTTTGTATATTTTTTATCGTTAATTAATAAATTAGTTTTTATTCTAAATGTTTCAAATTTTTTTATATTAAATTTATCTACAAATACTTGTAACATATTTAATACAAACAAACACCATTGTGAATTTTCAGAAACTGTTTTATTTTCATAATTATAAAAAGTATGTCCAAATTGACCAACATCCACTACATTTTTATTTATTAATTTATTATTTTTTATTTCAGCTGTAATATTTTCCTGAGATAAATACCAAGGGAAATTACCGCTTGTAAATTGATTTAATATTAAATCTTGTTGTTCACTAGAATAAACATTATCTATTATTTTAAATTTTTGTTTTTTTAAATTTAGTTCCATGACTTAAATCTTTTAAACCATGACGGTAATCCTAAATCAGGTCTTCCATCATATCTATTTGAATTTTTAGAATTTGCTTTATTGTAATGTAAAAAAACTTGTATACAATCTATTCCTGTAAATTTTTCTCTCCAATGATCAAAATCACATCCTTTATAAACAAGCATATCACCTGGAGTTAAAGTTATTTTAATTTCTTTTTTATTTTTATTTTGAATAAAAATTGGCCATTTATCTCCACCTAAATTTAATGTTGTAGACAATTCACAAGATTCTCTATCTCGATGTCTTTCTAAGACATCTCCATTTTTATAAATTCGTGCATAAGAATATGTTTCAATTAATTTTTCTCCTGTTATTTTTTCCATTTTTTCTTTTAAAGATATTAATAATGTTTCCATAGCTATATCAGAGTAATGAGAATAAGTATTTGGAACTTGCACATCATTCCATATTCCAAAATAATCAGTATAAGGAGATATATATTTTGTATTAAATAAAGTTGATGCGACTTTTCTTTTTAATAAAAAATATTCACTTAAAAAATTTGCTAATTTTACGTCAATTGCTTTTTTAATTATTTCTATTCCTTCTTTTTTAAAGTTCATTATTTCTTATACTAGTTAAATATTTCTTATGTTTTATAATTATACTATTTTTTTTATTTTGTAAAGATAGTTGGACATTTTTTAAATATAAATCTCTTATATTTTGATTAATAAGAAAATATTCTTTTGATATTTTATTAATATTTAATAAACCTAAAGCATGCATAACAATTATAAAATTAGATGAATTAAATAGTAAATAATTATTATTAAAATCTTCTTTTATTAATAACCTTCTTTTACCTATCTCAATTATATTTTTTAATGAATCAGGAATATTTATTTTTAATTCTTTCCAAAATTTACTATCTTTTTTATTTATTAAATAATGTAATATAACAAAATCACGTATATTATCCACTATCTCTTTTATTTTTATATTATATGTTATTATTTCTTTATCACTATAATTTATTAAATAATGCATTAACAAAAATACTTGTTGAATAGATGTTCCAATAGAACTAGCTTCTAAAGGTTCAATAAAACTTGCACTTAATCCTATTGCACAACAATTACTAATCCAAACATTTTCTAATGCTCCTGCTTCAAATTTTATATTTTTAGCTATTTCAACTTTAAAACCAAGATAATCTTCACATTCTTTTTTTGCCTGTTCTGCATTTATATAATTATTATTAAATACGTATCCATTTCCCCATCTTCCATAAGTAGGAATTCTCCACATCCATCCAGATGTCATTGCTTTAGATAATGTATATGTATTATATTCATCCGTGTCTTTAGTTGGAAAAGCTATTGCTTCATTCATTGGTAAATAATTAGAGTATGAAATCCATCTACTACCTAATTTTCCAATCAATAATTTTTTAAATCCAGTAGAATCTATAAAAAAATCAGCTGTATATTTTTTTGTTCCTTTTATAAATTTTATTTTATTATTTTTAATATCTATGTATTTTATTTCATCATTTATAATTTTTATATTTTTTTGTTCACATTTTTTAATTAAAAAATTATTTAATTTAAATGTATTAAAATGAAATTGATTTGGTTTATATTTACTATTTATTGTATTATTAAATATTTCTTCATCTACTAATTTAGTATTATTAATTTTATTTGAAATACAATAAGAATAAAATAATTTTAATTGACCTAAATTCAAATCAAAATTTCCTGAAACATTGTGTACATAATCTTGTTTAGTCCAATCTTTAAAATATACCCCATATTTAAAAGTAGCATCTGCTTCTTTTATTAATTCATTTTCATTTATTCCAACAAAATTAATAAATTCTCTCCAATGTTCGGTAGTCCCTTCACCAACACCTATTATACCAATATTATCAGACTTAATTACACTAATATCAATAAATGAATATTTTGTTTTTAATATTAAAGCTGATATTAATCCAGCAGTTCCACCACCAACAATTATTATTTTTTTCATATTAAATTTTTTAAATTAAAAATTTCACTTACATTTAACTTAGATAAAAATTCTATATTAATAGCTATTCTTATTTTATTTTTACTTACATGTGGTAAATGATTTAAATAATTTGGAAAAATTAAAAGCTCTCCCTGTAATGGATAATGTGACAAATAAAAATCATCAAGTTTAAAATCTATTCCTTTATCTTTAACTGTTTTTAAATAAAATACCGTATTAATTGTAGAAGTATTTACGTGATTATGCCATTCCGATCCTTTATTATATTTTTTATCCGTAACAAATGCCCAACATCTTTTTTCTGTATTTATTATATTTGTTTTTTTAAAAGTATTTAATATTTTATTATTAATAACATCATATAAATTTTCTAAATCTTTATTATTATTTAATAAATAATTATATCCAATATTTGGTATTTTCCTTGTTTTAATAATATAATTATATAAATTTTTTAAATTTATTTCATTTTTTAAATTATAACTAATAATTAATGGATTATTATTTAATATCATTTATATATAAGGATTTCCGCAAGCCCACATAACTAAACTATATCTTGTTCCTTTAGTAACAGGTTTTACTCGATGCCACACAAAAGAAGGAAAAAATACCATGGATCCTTTAGTTAATATTTCATTACATTTTTGTTCTGTAGATTCTTCTATTCCTTTTTCTCTAAAATCAAATTCTAGTTCTCCACCGGTATATTCTGTAGAATCATTTAAAGACAATGTCATTGAAATTTTTCTTATTTTATTTTCTAATTTTTTTTCTTTATGATTAACATATGGCTCATTCCATGCATCTACATGCCAATCATAATGTTCATTTAATCCATATTCTGTAAATTGAAGAGCCTCACAAAAATCCCATTGAAAATTCCATCCTGCTTTTTTATTTGCTTCCTTTAAATAAGGCTGAACTTCTCTATATAACCAAATATCAGATAACCAAGCTGTTTTAGATTTTCTAATTTTTTTACTATGTTCAGATAAAATTATTTCATTTGTTTTTGGATCTATGTAATCAGAACCAGTTACTGCTCTGTTTGGATTTTTTGATTTTCCATATTTAATTATATCATCACATAATCTTTCTGGTAAAACTGATTTAAAATAATAATAATAATAATCGTATCTCATAACTGTATCTGTATTTTTTACGATATTACTTTTATTTTAACTTATTGTAAATATTTATTCCCAAAAATTATTTAAAGGATTCCAAGTTATATCTTGTTTTAAATATGATTTTCCTATCCATTTTTGATTTTGCTCATCCCATGATATTTCATAAACATCTTTGTTTTCATAAAAAGTATTAAGTGGTTGAGCAATAGGAGGAATCCAATCTCCTGTTTCAGACAATGTCCATGAATTATATGGTTTTGGTCCTATAAACATATCTAAATTTTGATCATATTTCATGCCTTCACCAGCAAATAATTTTCTAAAATTATTATTATAGGATGTTTGTTTCCAACAAACTCCTAATGAAGAAAAAGGAACTATTGTTTTTACAAATTCTTCAGCCTGAACTGAACAATCTCCTCCATTGTTAATTACATCTTGAGTGTCTATTACAACAGTTCTAAGGACAGTATTTAATTGATCTAATTCTGCAAAATTTGCCATATTATGTAATATCTATACTTCCACTAACTGTGAATGTTAATAAAGTATCTGCTCCAACGGTTGTTTTTGTATTGGTTACAGGACTTACTGTAATTCTAGGTCCAGCAGCTCCTGGACATCTTAATATAACTATTCCAGAACCACCAGTTGTTCCATTTTGTTGTGGTTGTGGTCCATTTCTTCCACCTCCACCTCCTCCAGTATTTGCTGTTCCATTTGTGTTACCTCCACCTCCTCCACCAGCTCCACCTCCGCCGCCTGATCCTCCACCTCCACCGCCTGCATAAGTTACAGGAGCTCCAGTTATTGAATTAGCTGCGCCTGCTCCACCGATACCTGTTCCTCCGTCCGGTGAATACGTTGCATTTCCTCCATCAAAACCTTTTTGAGTAGCTCCTCCCCCAGCTCCAGAGGGAGCACCATGCGGAGGATATGCTGGATATGTTCCAGGCATTGATCCACCAGGAAATCCTTGTGCTGGACTAAAGGGAGGAGTATTACCTGCTCCACCTGTTCCATAATCGTTTGCTCCACCTCCTCCAGATCCACCTGTTTTATCTCCTCCTCTAGGACTTGTTCCACCTCCACCTCCACCTGTAGCAGTAATTGTACTAAAAATAGAATCATTTCCAGGCGTAGCATCTGTTCTTGAACTACCTATTCCTGCAGAACCACCTCCACCTACTGTTATAGGCGTAGATGAATTTTTTAATAAATCTATTTTTGTTCCACCTGGAAAAGAAGTTCTATATCCACCAGCACCTCCTCCTGCTCCAGATGCGGCTGGAGTATTATGTTGTCCACCTCCTCCACCTCCTCCGGCCACTACTAAATAATCAAATGATATTGGAGGCAATCCACCGGCAGTAAATCCAAAACCTTTTGCAGATCCTGCTCCGCGTGTAGATAAAATAGGCATTCTTTCTTCTCCTTATTTAAACTGAGTTTGACTTGCTAATACTGTGTAAGTTGAAGCTGCAGTTTTAATTGCTGTGTATGAATATACATCTGTAGATGAAGCATTTCCTGTTGTTGGAGCAGTTCCACCTTGCCATATTGCTGTAACAGTTGTTCCATCAATTTGAATTACGTTGTTATAATATGTTGTGTTGTTATTTTTAGCTAGAAAAGCAACAGTAACTGATTCACCAGTATTTAATACTGCATTTAATGCATTAGTAGAGTTTCCTCTTAAGTTAACTGTAAAGTTAGATCCAGCTGCTACGTTTGCAAAATAAACAGCTTGTGTAAGTATATCATAAGAAAAAGATGTTACAAATGTAGTTGATATAGTAGCATTTTCAAATACACCGAATATTTTAGATTCACCATTTAATGTAATTCTTCCAAGATCACCTTTTGGTGTTAATGTTAATCCAACATTTGTATCTCCACCTGTTGCAGAAATAACTGGAGAATTTCCAGCTGCAGCGTTAGCTATTGTGATTTCATTTGTAGCTGAAGCTGTTTGAGTAAATAAAAGTTGTTCATTTGCGTTAGCATCTATAATCCCATATGTACTTGCAACTACAATATTTTTTGAATTCGTGCTTAAGTTTGCAGATAATGTCGGAGTATAATCTGAAGATAAATTTTGAAGACCTGAATCTACAATGTTCGTTCCATCAGAGTAAAGAAGTCTTTTTCCTTTATCCGTTGTTCCAAATGTAACTCCAGTTCCTGAAGTTGTTTTAACTGTAACTGTGAATGCACCAGTTGTTCCATTTTCTATTAAATAAACTTTTTCAGGAGCTGTTCCAGAACCTGAATCTGGGATAGTGACATTTACGTTACCAGTAATTGTACCTGTAAGTTTTAATACAGCGTTTTTACCATCTGAAAGTGCACCATTTGTAAAAGTAAGTGTAGCACCAGTTGTAGCATTAAGAGCTACTGTTTGATATCCAGCAATTGATTGTTGTAAGATGTTTAAATTTGTATTTGTAATATCTCCCCATGTACCAGCGTTTTCGCCAGTAACCATAAGTTCTAGTTTGAGGTCGGTAGAATAACTTGATGCCATAA